GACAAAACGAGAATGGTGCGTTTACGTAATACATGGGTTCCAGTTGACCCTCGTAGCTGGGACGCTGGCATGGATGTCTCCGTTAATGTAGCTTTGGGGCTTGGGACTTCAGAAGAAAGAATGACAATGCTTGCAACGGTGGCAGGCAAGCAAGAGGCGATTCTGCAACAGTTGGGACCAGAAAATCCTCTTGTAAACTACCAGCAGTACCATGCAACTTTAGCAAAAATGACAGAGTTATCAGGCTTTAAGGATGTTGGTACTTTCTGGACAGACCCTGCCACCTACCAGCCACCTCCTCCCAAAGAACCTAAACCGTCTCCAGATGAGATTTTTGTGACGGCACAGGCAGAAAAAATATCTGCGGACATAGATCTGGATAAGCAGAAATTTGCAATGGATCAGGAGAAAATGATACGGGATGATGATCTGGCACGTGATAAGCTGGATGCAGAAATCGAGATGAAGAAGAAACAGATCGAAAGCCAGTATGCCACTACTCTGGAAAATACCCAGCTACGTGGCATGCTGGACAGGGATCGTGAAATAATCAGGCAAGAACCTCAATTACAGACAAACTAACATGGCAAAAAAGAAGAAGGCAGAAAAATCTGCAGAAGAGAGGATCGAGAGTGGACACAAGGCACAGGGAATACTCGATAACCCGGTTTTCCATGATGCAGTGGAAGAATTGAAGGACGGTTATCATTCAGACTGGGAACGCTCCCATCCTGATGATACACAGAAACGTGAACAAACCTTCCATAAAATTCAGGTTCTGGAGGATGTGGTAGGTAAATTAAACTCTATTGCAAGTGATAGAAAATTAGCAAAACGACAATGAAATAAAAGGAAATTATGGTAGCACAGGAAGCCAGCAGCTCCGTTGATGAAGAGACTGGCGTAGATGCAACCGCTATGTGGGAAGCGGAATTGGACTCTGAAGGAGCAGCCACAGACGAAACCACTACTGAATCGGAAACTGTCGAAGATCAAACAGTGGAAGATGAAATTGATGAAGAGCTTACAGAAGAAGAAGCGGAGGATGATGATGAGGAAATAGACGATGATGAGGCCGAAGAGCAGGAAGAGATGCTTGTTTCCGTTAAAATTAACGGAGAGGAGCGTCGGGTCACTCAGGAGCAACTTGTCACGGGCTTTTCCCAGAATGAAGCCTATACGCAGAAATCACAGAAACTTGCAGGTGACCGCAAGGAGTTTGAGGAGGAAAAAGGGCAATCACAGGAGATTCGTGACCGGGCAATTCAGGTACTTCAAACACTGGAAGCACAGAATCAACAGCCTGCACAAGATCAGGCATATTGGGATAATCTTGAGGAGACTGATCCGATAAAATGGATGAAGGAACGAGATGCCTTGCGAGAGGGACAACATCAGGCACAGCTCAACCAGACTCACCTTGAGGAGTTGAGGCAGCACAATGAAAATAGCCAGAAGAAAGCTAAATTCCTAGAGGAGCAGGAGGAAGTATTACTTGGCCTGATTCCTGAATGGGCTGATGAAAATTTGGCAAACAAAGACAAACAGTTAATTGTAGAGTATGGCAGGAATTCGGGGTACGATACTGCTGAACTGAATAACCTGTTTGATGCCAGAGCAGTTATAACACTCCTGAAAGCAGCTAAATATGACAAGGTGCAGGAAAAACGCAAGGGGCTGGTTCCAAAAACAAGAACATCCATGAAACCCGGAAGTCAGATCGGAGAAACCAAACAGCTTAGAATGAGTAAGGCCAGTAAAAGGTTAAAACAAAGTGGTTCGGTTAATGACTTAGCCGACGTTTTTAAACAAATAATTTAATAAGGAGTCAACAATATGGCTATTGTAACAAATACACTAACCCGCAGGGATGCAATTGGTGTTCGTGAAGACTTAACGAATTCAATATACCAAGTATCTCCGCGCAAAACTCCCTTTATGAGTCTGATCGGAAGGACTACTGCCAAGAATACTTTTCATGAATGGCAGACATCAAGCCTTGCGGCAGCCGCAAATAATTTTCAGGTGGAGGGAGATGAATATACTTTTGATGCGATTGTTGCAACCGCACGGGTCGGGAATTATTCCCAGATTTCACGGAAAACAGCAATTGTGTCTGGTACACACATGGCATCTGATGTCGCAGGACGCTCAAATGACATGGCACGGGCTTTGGCAGATAAAACGGCAGAGCTTAAACGTGACATGGAAGTTGCGCTGACTGGTAATGTTGCATTCTCAAATGGTACAAACTCTGCTGCTCGTAAGCTGGGTGGGTATGAAACGTGGATGACAACCAATACATCACGTGGAGGCGGAAGTCCCGCTGGAGCCGATCCCGGCTCTGGAGGTGCAGCGCCTACTGATGCAGCAACTGCACGTGCCGTTACTGAAACCCTTCTCAAAGGCGTGATTCAGTCATGCTATGTAGCGGGCGGGGAACCATCTGTAGCAATGCTCGGAGCATTTAACAAGGTCGGGGTCAGCGCATTTACAGGTCGTGCAAGCGCACGCCAGATGATTGGTGCAACCAAGATTCAGGCAGCAGCAGACATGTATGCCAGCGACTTTGGAGATTTTCGTGTCGTGCCAAATAGGCTGATGAGAAGCAAATCCTGCTTCCTTATTGACCCTGAATTCTGGAAGGTGGCATATTACCGTCCCTTCAAGACTGAAGAGGTAGCCCGGACAGGCGATGCCGTCAAGCGTGCCATGATCGTGGAATATTCTCTTGAGGCAGGTAATGAAGCCTCCAGTGGGATTCTGGCAGACCTCACAACAAGTTAATATTTGTGAGTTCTAGGACAACACTTCTCGACTGGACAGACATGGTGCAGGAATGGTACCACTATGATCCAGCCGAGAACGTGGAGCATTATCATACCAGAGAAGACGTTGCGCCGATAATAGAGCTGGCAAAGGATATGTCTTACCTGCAACCCAGCAAGGAATGGCGGCATGCTGCCTGTATTCCGGTGTTTGCATGGGAACAGTCATTGCGTGAAAGATGGGGGAGAAACGATTGGAAGAAGTGGGTCAACAATCACGACAACAAACCGTTTCGGACTTGGCCGGGCAAACTCTGAAAGTAGCAATATGTATCCCCAGCACCGATGGATTCTGGAATGCCAAGTTTGGCGAGAGTCTGGCAAATCTGGTGGCAGGATACAATCTGGCAACTGGAGACAAGGAAATAAGGGTAATATCAAAGTGCGGCCCGATAATGCCGGAAGTCAGGCACCGCTGCATAGGTGAAGCACTGCATTCTGAAGCAACACATCTGCTGATGCTGGCACCACACCTGAGTTTCCCTGAAGATGCTCTTACAAGGCTGATTGAAAGAGGGAAACCTGCAATATCAGTTAATTACATACAGGATGTCTGGACAGGTACATTCTCTGCATATAGAAGCGGAATCCATGTAAAACCTGACCCGACAGGACCGGAAGTGGAAGAAGTTGATGGCACAAGTATTGGCATGGCACTGTTTCATTCAAGTATCTTTAACAGTATAGAATTGCCATTCTTCATCAATGAGCAGATTGGAGACTCACCGGGGTTTACTTTTGATTATGTCTATTTCTGGAAGAAGCTGGCAGATGCAGGAATCAAGTGCAATATTGACCATGAATTATCTAAGGAAATCAAGAACATGGACTATGGGATAAGATGGCATTAACTAATTTTACTGACCTGAAAGCATCTGTAGCGGATTACCTGAACAGGAGCGACTTAACCTCTGTTATTCCGGATTTCATCACAATGACGGAATCAGAAATGAACAGGCTCCTGAGAGTACGGGAAATGAGTATCAGGACACGTGCTGCACTTGACACGCAATATTTGCAACTGCCTGTTGATTACTTGGGTATGAGGAATATTGAATTATTAACATCTCCTGTTACACCTCTGGAATACTTAAATCCGCAGAATATTGACCTGCACAGGAGGGATGATCCGACTGGTAAACCCATCTTTTATACAATCTTGCAAAATAATCTGGAATTTGCTCCGGTGCCAGATACAGAATATACGCTGGAAATTATTTATTACCAGAAAATCCCGTCTCTGGCAACATTCACAACAAACTGGATGATGGATAATAACCCGGATGCCTACCTGTATGGTGCCCTTATGCAAAGTGCGCCGTATTTACATGCTGATGAAAGAATCCAAGTATGGGCAGGTAAGTTCCAGCAAATACTAGGACAAATCATTACGAGCGACGAAAATGCTCGATTTTCAGGCGCTACGCCAGTAGTGGCTTTTAACCCTTTAGGATAAAGGAATAACGTGGCAGGATTTACGAACTATTTAGAGGATAAGGTTATTGCCCACCTGTTTGGTGGCACAGCCTATACTGCACCCGGAACATGGTATGTGGCCCTTTTTACAGCAGCACCTTCAGATTCCGCTGCTGGCACAGAGGTTTCCGGCGGGGCATACTCCCGGCAATCGGTGGCATGGACTATTGCAACAAGTGGTACGGCACAGGCATCCAATACTGCGGCCTTGACTTGGAGCGCAGCCACAACCGACTGGGGGGTTGTTCAGTGGGCAGGAGTTCTTGATGCATCCTCCTCTGGAAATCTGGTGGCATTCGAGGTGCTGACTAAAACAGACTTTTCAACGGCAAACCCGAAGACGGTCAACACCGGAGATATATTTAAGATAGATGCTGCAAATTTGAAGATTCAGCTAGACTGAGGAGAGTAAATGCTGGGTTTTGGTAGTCGGAATTTTGGTCAGGCGAATTTTGGATATGGCATTCGTCAGGTCAGTGTCGATGAGGTAGCAACAACCAGCACCATGATGGCGGCTGGTTATCTCATTTTTGACACCTGTACTTTTGATCCGAAGGCAGTCGTTACTGTAGATGTCGCTGCTGGTATTGTCAGGCTTGCCAACATGAAAATTACACCGGAAGCAACAATGATTGCATCAAAAATCCTTATGCAGTGGCAGGGATGGAATGACTTGGGAGCCGCAACTGCAACAGTATCAATTTCAGGGAAAATAGCATGGGATTCACAATTTGTTGATGATGCTACTTGGACAAATCAAACAGTGAGTTAAAATGGCAAATACATCAGACTTTGCAGTAGAAAAACCAACGGTTGGAGGTTATCGTAATACTTGGGGTGGCACCGTAAATACGGCGCTGGACAAGCTGACAGAACTGCTGGCACTGGCCCTTCCTGTCGGCACAATCCAGATGTACCCCAAAGCGACTGCCCCGGCGGCAACCGGCAGTGGTGGCACATGGCTTATATGCGATGGCAGCGCAATTTCCAGAACAACATATTCTGTCCTTTTTGGAATAATTGTTGAAACTTATGGAAATGGAG